AATTGTTCAACCATGGATTCGATAATGAATCCATTTTCTTGTCGGTCAAGCAATTTAGCGATATCATCTTTATCGTGTTTTACCGCTAATTCTTGTTCAGATAAACCGGCTTCATCAACCGGTTTAATATCACTTAGTGAAAACTGTGTCATAAAGCTCGACTACCTCTTCGTTTTCAGCTTCAAATTGGTCACGAGCGTCTTTATGATAAAGAGCTAACAAACGATTAAACATTTTTCCATCGACGCCAAGCTCTTCTTTAGCACGAGTACGAATGTCTTTAATCAGTTCATTATAACCAGAAATTTTAAGTTTATTATCGGAAGCTTCCTTGACTAGTTTAGCCAGTTCTTCACCATGCACATCTTGATTAAATTCAACTGCTTCTTTCTTAGCCATGTTTACCTCAGAATTCATTAATTACACTTGTTAATTTAGAAAGACCAGATTTTACAAAGTATGAATAAATCTTGCCTTTAGGTTGTTGTTTATATGAGTTATAATACTCTATAATGGTTGAAGCAATATTATCAGGGATATAATCAAAATCAATGAGAACCAAATTTTCTTGATACCGTTTATATTCTTCTGCACTTAATAATACTTCAGCTTGAGAACGGTCATTGGCAATTGCTTCAATAATCGTTGTTTTCATGCTTGGAGTTCGTTCGCCTTCAACTCGAGTAAACCAGAAATCACCGCGAACTCGAACAGACGCAACACCATCCTTACGGTCGCCTTTAAGAATTTTAGTCATGCAATCAATTTCAGCAGAACCGTTCTTAATTTTAACCCATTTTTTCTGTGGTGGCGACCACTGTTTAACGTTAGGATATTTGTGTAATTGTGTAAAGTCACCATCTGATGCAACAATACATACCTTATGACCAGCTAATGACAAATATTTAGTTAATACACCGATATGGTCATCTGCTTCATATTTGTCAATATCCATTACAACATATGGCATATATTTCTTAATCTCATCAACAACTTGATGGAGTGCAGTAAAATATCCTTCCCAATCCCACTTTGAAGCTTCACGATCGGTTTTACGATTTTTCTTGTAATAGTAAGCAAAGTCGCGTCGCCAATAACCAGAAGTAGCGTTATCCATACACAATACAAATTTTGTATAACCTTGCTTACGGAACATCACTACGTTTTTACGAATTGAATTCAATATTACATGGCGAACCATTGGAACAGTAATTTTATCGCCATCTTCAAAGTTGTTTAATGCGGCTGCCAACGCAATGTTACTAAAGTCGGCAAGTGCAATACCTTCTTTGTAATCTTCATCCAACATCATTTCTAAATCCATATGAACCTCTTGTTCAGTTAGTCAACTTGTCTATAGTAACACACTCATTTGAAAGCGTAAACTGGTATAAATAAGTATTATTGAAACAATAAAGGAAAAACGAATGGCCGACATCAAACGTAAGTTCAGAGCCGAAGACGGTCTGGACGCCGGTGGCGACAAGATTGTTAACGTAGCATTAGCCGACCGTACAGTAGGTACTGATGGCGTAAACGTTGACTTCCTGGTACAAGAAAACACCGTTCAAGTATATGATTCTACGCGTGGATATAACAAAGGATTTGTTGTTCTTTATGACAACCGTTTATATCAAGCAATAAATGATATCGTGTCTCCTTCCGGGGCATTTAACCTTTTACAATGGCGTGCAGTTCGTACCGATGCACAATGGATAACTGTAGCTTCTGGGACTTATCAACTTTCTTCAGGTGAATCGATTTCGGTTAACACTGGTGCCGGCAATGATATGGTTTTCACGTTGCCAAATACTCCGGTTGATGGTGATACTGTTGTTTTGGCTGATATTGGTGGAAGAACCGGGACAGTTAAAGTACAGATTAACGCGTCTGTACAGAGTATTTTAAACTTTAGAGGTGAACAAGTTCGTACGGTTTTAATGACGCGTCCGCGTTCACAACTATTGTTTGTGTTTAGTAATCGTTTGTGGCAGATGTATATTACCGATTATGGTAAAGAATCAATCACTGTTACACCTGCGACACCATATCAAGCACAAGCAAATGATTTTATCGTTCGTCGTTTTACTAGTGCAGCACCAATCAACATTACACTTCCACGTAATGCTAACAATGGTGATATAATCAGCCTAGTCGATTTAGATAGATTAAACCCACTGTATCATACAATTGTTAAAACATTTGACGATACAACGTCTATTGGTGAAGTCGGGACTCATATTGCCGAAGGCAGAAATGACTCTGACGCGTTTTTTGTTTTTGATGCTTCAAATAGTTTATGGCGTATATGGGAAGGCGACCAGAAATCGCGTCTTCGTATTATCCGTGCGGATTCAAATATTCGACCAAATGAAGAAGTTCTTATTTTTGGCACAAATAACGCTACAGCCGGAACTATTAATCTTACGCTGCCTTCCGGAATTTTGAGTGGTGACACTGTTAAAATTTCAATGAACTACATGCGTAAAGGCCAAACAGTAAAAATTAAAGCTGCCGAAGGTGATACAATTGCTTCTTCTGTTGCATTGCTTCAGTTCCCTAAACGTTCTGAATATCCACCTGATGCTCAATGGGTCTCTGTTACTGAATTGGAATTCAATGGCACTACTTCATATGTTCCTGTATTAGAATTAGCGTATATCGAAGACACCGTTGCCGGTACACGTTATTGGGTTGTTCAACAGAATGTCCCTACGGTAGAACGTGTTGATGCTGGAACTGATGCTACACGAGCTCGTTTAGGTGTTATTGCTCTTGCTACTCAAGCGCAAGCAAATGTTGATTTAGAGAATACTCCAGCTAAAGAAGTGGCTATTACTCCTGAAACGTTGGCAAATCGTACAGCAACTGAAGCTCGACGTGGTATCGCTAAAATTGCTACAACAGCACAAGTTAATCAGAATTCCACTGCAACATTTGTGGATGATACTATTGTTACGCCTAAAAAACTAAATGAGCGTACAGCAACTGAAACTCGTCGCGGTCTTGCTGAAATTGCTACTCAGGTTGAAACCGATGCTGGTCTTGATGACACAACGATTATTACACCTAAGAAATTACAGGCACGTCAGGGTTCTGAAACACTATCTGGTATAGTTAAATATGTATCAACTACTTCTGCTACTCCTGCTGAAACTCGTGGGGCCGCAGGCACTAACGTTTATAATAAAACCGTAAATAATTTAACTATTTCTCCTAAAGCCCTTGACCAATATAAAGCAACTTATGCTCAACAAGAGAAAACTTCTACTGATGGACGTATTGGTTTAATTGAAATTGCTACGCAAACAGAAACTAATGCTGGGACTGATTATACACGTGCAGTAACGCCTAAGACGTTAAATGATAGGAAAGCTACGGAAGGATTATCCGGCATAGCCGAAATTGCTACGCAAGTTGAATTTGATACTGGAACTGATGATACTCGTATCTCGACTCCACTGAAAATTAAAACTCATTTTGATTCTTCTGACCGTACCAGTGTTAATTCTGATTCCGGACTTATTGAAGAAGGAACCTTGTGGAACCATTATACTCTTGATATTTCTAAAGCAAATGAAACACAACGTGGTACACTTCGCGTAGCGACCCAGGCAGAATCTAATGCAGGAACTTTAGATGATGTTCTTATTACTCCTAAAAAGCTTTTAGGGACTAAGTCCACTGAAACGTCTGAAGGCGTAATTAAGGTTGCTACTCGGGCTGAAACTGTAACAGGAACTTCTGCTAATACTGCTGTATCGCCTAAGAATTTAAAATGGATTGTCCAGTCTGAACCAACATGGGCTGCTACTACGGCGATAAGAGGTTTTGTTAAAACTTCATCTGGTTCAATTACATTCGTTGGTAATGATACAGTCGGTTCTACCCAAGATTTAGAACTGTATGAGAAAAATAGCTATGCAGTATCACCGTATGAATTAAACCGTGTATTAGCAAATTATTTGCCGTTAAAAGCAAAAGCTGTAGATAGTAATTTATTGGATGGTCTAGATTCATCTCAGTTCATTCGTAGGGATATTGCACAGACAGTTAATGGTTCACTAACCTTAACAAAACAAACGAATCTGAGTGCCCCTCTTGTATCATCTAGTACTGCTACGTTTGGTGGTTCAGTTTCGGCGAATAGTACATTAACTATTTCTAACTCTGGAACAGCTACTCGACTGATTTTTGAAAAAGGACCTCAGTCCGGAACAAATCCTGCTCAAACGATGACTATCAGAGTTTGGGGAAATGAATTTGGTGGTGGTTCAGATACAACACGTTCTACTGTATTTGAAGTTGGCGATGAAACATCTAATCACTTTTATTCTCAACGTAATAAAGCTGGGAATATAGCGTTTAGCATTAATGGTACTGTAATGCCAATAAACATTAATGCTTCCGGCTTGATGAATGTGAATGGTGTTGCAACATTCGGTCGTTCAGTTACAGCCAATGGTGAATTCATTAGCAAGTCTGCAAATGCTTTCAGAGCAATAAGTGGTGATTACGGATTCTTTATTCGTAATGATGCTGTTAATACCTATTTTATGCTCACTGCAGCTGGTGATCAGACTGGTGGATTTAACGGATTACGTCCTTTAGCTATTAATAATGCATCTGGTCAAGTAACGATTGGTGAAAGCTTAATCATTGCTAAAGGTGCTACTATAAATTCAGGTGGTTTAACTGTTAACTCGAGAATTCGTTCTCATGGTTCTAAAACTGCTGATTTATACACTCGTGCTCCTACTGCTGATACAGTCGGATTCTGGTCAATCGATATTAACGATTCAGCCACTTATAACCAGTTCCCAGGTTATTTTAAAATGGTTGAAAAAACTAATGAAGTGACTGGGCTTCCATACTTAGAACGTGGCGAAGAAGTTAAATCTCCTGGTACATTGACTCAGTTTGGTAACACACTTGATTCGCTTTACCAAGATTGGATTACTTATCCAACGACGCCAGAAGCGCGTACCACTCGCTGGACACGTACATGGCAGAAAACCAAAAACTCTTGGTCAAGTTTTGTTCAGGTATTTGATGGTGGAAACCCTCCTCAACCTTCTGATATTGGTGCTTTACCTTCTGATAATGCAACAATCGGAAACTTGACAATAAGGGATTTCTTAAGGATTGGTAATGTCCGCATTATTCCAGACCCTGTGAATAAATCTGTTAAATTTGAGTGGATTGAATAAGAGGTATTATGGAAAAATTTATGGCTAAGTTTGGACAAGGATACGTCCAAACGCCATTTTTATCGGAAAGCAATTCAGTACGATTTAAATTAAGCATAGCGGGCTCTTGTCCGCTATCAACGTCTCCTACTTATATTAAGTTCCAGGATAATCCACTTGGGTCCCAGGTTTTTTCCGTTGGATTAAACGTTCGTGTAATAAATCCTACAACAGGTGCAGTAGTTGAATCTAAGACATATAATTTCTCTACTGAAAACGACGCCACGTCAAGTGCATTTGTTACTTTCATGGACACATATGCTTCAAATTTTATATTTGCTCTTGTTACTAACGCTAAAACAAACTTTCCACCCGAAGTTCTTGCATGGTTTACTAAAGCCGGAAGTTCTGCTATTCCATTAGCTCAACAAGTTTTAAATATAGTGGACATTTCTTATTCTGCATTTTATATTTCTGGTAAGAATGCTATAGCGCTAGAACATATTAAGTATAGTAATAAGAAAACTACAACCGACTATAGTACACCACTTGATGTTGTGTACGACACGATCGATGATATTGGTGCTACCGGCTTCCCTAGACGTACGTACGAATCGACAGACACATTTTTATCTGCTGTTGGAGGTACTAATAATGAAATTAAAAGGATGCCTACAACATCCATTATTACACCTCTCGCTGGGTATAAATTGAAGCCTGGAGATTTCCTTTATATGAAATTCCAACTAATGGCCGATGCTAATTTGTTAGCACAAGGGACGACACGACTTTCTATTCGTTTCTTTAAATCTCCTTCTACTTCACCTATTTCATTTAAGGATATAAACTTTGACGGGGGTGCAGGTGAATGGAAGATATATGAAGACTACATAGAAATTCCTGCCGGTGCTGACGGGTTCACGATTTATTGTTATCGTACGGCTCCAGTCGGGCAAGGTGGATTAAGAAACGTTATATTCACTGAAGTATCATGTAATGGAAGCGTTTCAAAACCTGCGGAGTTTGGTAT